TAAGACGTACCACCTGCACCATAAGAGTTTTGAGCTGCTAACATATCGTCAATATCAAAACCGAAGTTTCGGTCAACGAATACAACATTCTCCTCAATAGCACCTTGGTTGTCTAGTCTACCAATGATCGCATCCCAATCAGCTAATGCTGTTGGATTACCACCACCCCAAACATTTCCTCTAGCTCCAACGACAAAGAAGACACCTTCGGAACCTATAAAGTTGTTCGCTGCCGCACCTGAACCCGGGGCAGCCGGAACTGCTTCAATCATAGATGTCTCAAGATAATCGTCAAAACGTAATCTTGTTTCATGCTCTGATTTTAGATACCATAGGAATCCTGTAGCACCATCTTCTGTGCTGACTTCAATCCATCCGATTTGAGCCATATCAGAACCACTAACTTCATAAGTGTCTTTTAAGATGATAGGATTATTTTTAAATATATAATCATCAGCTTCTAAAGACCCTACCATTCCTGCAGTTCCTTTTCTAAACTCTGAACCGTAAATAAAGATAGTCGTATCAGAGCTACCTGCACCTGTACCTGCTGCTACCTGACCACCCGCTTCGTAGTATTCTACAGTAAATGTAGTAGCTGTAGGAACAGCAGTAACAATACCTTTGTTGCTACCTGCACCATTATTAAAGACAATCATTACTGTTTGCCCTACTCTAATTGATATTTGGTTAGCAGCATTGTATGCTGTTGCCGGAGTAGTAACAATACCTGCACCACCTGCCGGGAATGCACTATCATTCACTGTCCATGTTGCGTTATTTGCTCCTAATATCGCTGTTGTACCACACTGTGTAAACTTAGTGTGTAACCGTCCTTGTTCTGCCCATTTTATTTGGTCAGAAATAGAAGGTAATTCTGCACCTACTAATCTCAAGAACGATGAGATTGTTCGGTTGCCGTATCTTTCAAATTCCTTTTCATAAGTATCGGGTAGATACTGATTCAAGAAATCGAAATTCGTAATATAATTGCTATCCGTTGGGGTCTGCGTACTGCTTGGCTGTAAATCCCAACCCGGCGTAGCTAACATTGAACCTGCCATAATTTTCTAATTTTTAAATTTTTTAATACTTATTTTCTTTTTGCACTTTTTATTTTCAATCCTCTCCCTGAGTTTTCACTCAGTGATCGAATCTTCATGCCCCCTTTCGTTGCCACTTCAGGAGCTGTTCGCTCAGACATATTTATATTTTTAGTCTTACGCATAACATCTTCTGTTCCTGACGACTTACCTTGCTCATAAAAAAACTGAGCAAACTTTTCAGGGTTCATCGCAATAGCTAAAGCTCTATGATATCCTGCCGCATCTTTCAGTAGTCCGTCTGACCCTATAAATCTATTTATAAAATTATAAGGTGTAGACTGCAACTTCTTAAGTTCAGCCGGCGAGCCCGGAGAATATGTTAATGATGTATCACCCATTTTAAATTCAAAACCTTTGAACTCTTGGTTAAATAAATCATCGGTCTTTTTTATAAACCAATCTCTTTTTTTGAGATTCTCCTGCTCAAGAGTTTTAGACTCTTGCAAGTATTGCCTATAAGCTTTGAGTTCTTCTGAATCGCTTTCAGAAATGGCATCCGTTCTTGACTCAAGGGGTTGCTTATAATATTTCTTTTGCTCTGCAAAATATTTTTTAGCTTTAGCAATAGCTTTTTTCTTTGCTAATTTGATTTTTCTAATCTCTGCTTCATCATGGTCTTCTTCATTGTGTTGATAATCCTGCATTAAAACATTTATATCTTCACTATCAAGACCATCTTCCGTAGCGACTAAATACTCTCTTAGCAAACTATCGGAATCCATGTCTTCAAAGTTTCTGTTTAATTTAACATAGTCTTCAAATCCACGGCCCGTTTCTTGTTTATACTTTAAATAAGCAGAAACATCTTCAGGTAACTCACCTGACTCTTTTCTTTCCGCAAATAATTCATCTACAGAATTTATCTGCTTATTGTATCTTTTGTTAATATGTGAAAGAACGTCTTCTTCAGTTAATTCAGCGGGTTGTTGCTCAACAACCTCTTCTTTAACTTCTTCTTGTTCTACTGTCTCTTGTGGAGCTTCAGTAGTTGTTTCTTCAGCGTTAGTTTTTTCTTCATGCTTATCAAGCACTTCTTGCTCTAACTCTTGTGGTGATTTTTCAGCCCCACCATCAACGGCTCTTACTTTTATTTCCATTAGATTATATTTTTATACAAAGTTAATAAATTTTTTAACACAATTTAGACACTACCTCGGTTCAAACTCTGACATATCAAATCCGTCTAAGCTATCCTCATTTGACTCAAACATCTTTGCTGTAGTTGTTTGTTCAAAATTTTGAGGAGGTAGGTTATTTTTTCTTTGACTTATGAGTTTACTCTGCTGAGTATTCTGTTGATTTATTCTTTCTGCTTTAGCAAATTCTCTTTGGTTTTCTCTCTCCTTTAATGCACGCTCCGATGTGTCTCTTAATTGCATGTTATAACTAAACTCTTTTTCCATAAGTTGAGATTTTAACATAGCCTCTTGTTTCATCTTCTCTATTTCAAACGCAATCTCTGCTTGTTTTATTTTCATCTTCGATTGAGTTTCTGCCTCCATCTTTTGCATAGCAGTTTGAGCAGCCATCTGCTGACTCTGTTGATTTATCTGAGCTTGAGCTTGCATCTTTATCATTTCCTGTTGCTCATCCTTTTCTTGTTTCTTTCTTCTTTTAAGTTTTAAAAGCTGATTGGCAAGTTTTAAATTTCTAACCTCTCGGATATCAATAGCATCTTCTAAATTAATATCTTGTTTAGATAAAGCCATTTGTATATTTTGCTCCAACTGAGCTTTCTCTTCTTCATCAGGAGACACTTCAATAAAAATGCCAAAGTCATATAGGTATAACTCTTTTGTGTCGTTTAATATTGACACATTATATTTACCTATTTGATTTACAAAGTTTTCTTTAAAGTCCGAATACTCTAATATATCCCCTACCCTATAAGACAATGCCTCTGCTAAACTACGATATATAAATAAACTTCCATCTAATATATGCCTCGTGGCAGTATTAGAATTTAATGCAGCTAACTTCTGAATACCAACTAAAGAATTAGGATCAGGTGTGCTACCGTCTCTCGCTTCATTTAAGCCGGTTACAGCCCTAATCATGTTAAGATAATGATTATAGTTACCAATTAACATTTGCGTTTTGCTAGCCCCTGAATTAGAGGTTAGCTGAGTAATTGGAACTTTACCTTGATTATAGTCTCCATCTTGAGTATAGCTTCTACCTATCACACTACCTGTTTGAAAATATAATCTCAACGCATCTTCAGGATTGTAAGCATTTCCTGTTCCTAGATCTACTTCATTTAATCCGTCTGCATCAATAAACACACCGTCCGGTACAACTCGTGATATAACTTGTTGAAGTTTTAAATGGGTGATCTGAATTAAATCAGCAAAAGGAATCATTCGTCTTACCAATGACTCAATAACACCTTTGTACATTCTAGGAGCAACAGCAATGTAATTAGGAATAGCATATTGATTAGCCGACTTAGGTCTTACCATGTTCTCTGCTAACTCCCATTTTAAAATAATATTAGTTCCCATTACCATTACACCTGTATACCATACGTCAATAGTTTTTTCTACCTTCTCAAAATTTCCTTCTTCCATCATTTCTTCAGGTGGATTGAATTGGTCGTCTTTCTCTATCATCTTTTCATTACCATTCTCATTAATCTTTTTCTTATAAACAAACTTCTTAGTTGTCTTATAATTAAAATACATAACGGTAGCTGTATCTCTATAGAACATAGAGTTTTGATACATTTGAGCGGTATTAAAATAGTCATACCAACTTTGACTGTATTGAGCTATTTCTTTTAAATCCTCGTTAGTTAGAGTTGGGTCTATTTTCTTTAGCTCAATAATGGGTAATGTCTTTATTTCACCCCAATAAAAACAATCTTTAAAGTGTGGGTCTTCAGTGTAACTATATACCACATTAGCAGGATCAACATATTCAACTTTTACCCCATCACCCAACTGAAAGTCATGTTTAGCTATAGCAATTCCTAATACTGTTAGGTCATAATCAAATCTCTTTCTTAGGTCTATATATTTATTGTTGTCCAACAAAGTGTTAATAGCCTCTTCTTGAGCTATCTCAATAGCAGGCTTATAGTTTAACTGCATATATAACGCTAACTCTTCATCTGAAGCCGGAAGCTCATCGGGGTCCATAGAGTAAGGGTTAACATCACCTCTCTTTTGTATAATATCAAGAACAGGTTTAGCAACCATCTGTCCTTCTATCATTCTTTGGTACTTGCTTCGCTTAGATTGAGAGACCGCATCTTGCGCATAAGCATCTACTTTAAATAATCTATCAGACATTCCATTAACTACAATATCAACAAACTTAGGAAGTATAGGAACAGGAGTCCAATCTAAATTAAGGTAAGATAAATCTCCATCAATAGCCAACTCGTTTTTATATTTAGCTATTGATTGCTCTCCACGAGCATATAGTCTTAACCTATTATATTCTCCCCATTGATTATAGAACCTACAGGTATTACTGTCTTTACGAAACCATTCGTATTGTATAGCCTGACCTATTTGAAGGCCAAACTCATCAGTAGCTTTTTCTGCATCTGAAACAAATTGACTTGGAAACCCCGCTGCTTGTATGTTTATTTTTATATCTTTCATCGTATTAATGTACTTAATCTGCCTGTATTAGTATACCTTGCAAAGTTAACACTTATTTTTGATTGTTTCTTTTGAGGTGAATATAGGTGTCGTTGAGTAGCCATAATAGCTAATCCCGAACTAATAGTGGCATCGTGCCTAGTTCTATTTGTTATATCAAATCTTGCCCAATCCTCTAAAGTTTTAGAGAACAACATCATCCCCATTTCATCAGAAGGCCTGTATGTAGATTCAAAGTCTAACCCTACATACTTTTCAATATAAGACTCTACCGCTGCCGCATGTGCTTGTTTTATATCTTCTGAAGTATTTGGTATACCTCCTAATTCTTTTTCCGACTTAGAAAGTTTTGATCTATGTTTATCGGGGCGGTTCATCGAGAAACCTCTGTACCCTCTATTCTTTAAATGATAAAGTAATCTAGGTTTATTATTCTCAATTAGAATAGGCATTCCATAAAACACACACGCCATTAATACTTCCTCAAAAAATATCTCTGCCGTTTGAGGTCTTGCAATATATTCTAAAAAGAATTGATTACTTGGAGCTTCTTCCATGCTAAATGTAGTTAACCCATGCAGAGCTCCGTTTGAACCACCACCACCTACTGTTCCTGATATATCATAAGAGTCACAACCAAACGCACCTATATGGTCATTGCCGGGAAACTTTACTCCGTTTCTTTCTATAATATTATTTTGTAAATGTTTAGGTGGACTCCAACTAATTAAAAACCTTCCCCTTTTATTAGGTGTCCATATAACTTTACTATCTTTAATTCCATTAGCCCACGAAAAAGAACCTCGTGTTAAAAAATGTTCAGGGATTAAAGAATCATTATAATCTATTTGTTGATATATCTTAGTTAAATTAAATAAAGATGATTTACTTTCATCTCTAAATGCATGAGACTCTGTTCTTGGAAACTGTCGATAAAATTCATTCAGAGCATCAGCATCATTTTTTAACGACTCGACTTCTGCTTCCCAATAATCAATAGCTCCATTCCGTATCCATTCACCATCAACTCCTTTTACTTTTTCCTGTGGTTTACGAAACACAGGCTGTCCATATATATCTATAAACCCTTCCATATTATACTCCATAGGAATAAACAAAGAATATAATCCACTTTTAGTTTGACCATTTGCATTTCGAGAAGATAAACTAGAGTCTTCAAATAGTTTCTTGAAATTTTCTCCACCTTTGTTTAATGCATTAGAGGTAGACCCCATCATACATTTACCAATAATCTTACTACCTAACCGTAAACACGTCTTCGTTACTCTCCAATTATTTAATATGTTATTAGGCTTTATCCATTTACCACTTTCATCATGAACTAATAATAATAGTTTCTCTCCATCATAAGAGTTATCATCTGTATTCTTCCAATCAATAGTGGTGTCTAACCCTAATAGTTCTTCATCTGAAACCTCATACATATTCTTCTTAGTAATCTTAGCCGCCGGAACTCTAAAGGCTAATTCTGTTTTAGGTTTATCCATACCATCTTGGATGGGTTTAAAAAAGAATGGTAATCGATTTGATATAGGAACAACTTTATCTGTAAACATTTTCTTTGCATCCGAACCGGTCTTAGACAATATGCCCACCCTTGAATCTTTAGCTAATGTTCCCACATTAACACACTCTGAAGAACCCATATAAGAAAATCCTGAACGTCTTATTTTTAAATAAGTCATACCAAAACATCTTGAGTCCGCCTTACATGCTTCCCAAAATATAAAGAATATTCTATTAGCCTCACGATAATCGGGATATCCTACATCAATACTTGTCCACTGAAGATACATATAGTGAGCTCCTGTTATATAGGTAGGAACTCCATTATTCATAAACCACTCCCCATACTCTCTTTTGTCAAACTCTCCCTCAATATAATCTACCCACCTATTCTTAAAAGCAGAGTCCATTGTATTCCATTGAAAGATAGAGTTGATTTTAGAAAGCTGTTTAGGTAGCTCGTGACGTTGCCAATATTGTTTGTCTTTAGGGGTTTTCTTTTTAGGCTGTATATACAACGGAAGGCCTATTCTTAAACCTGAGATGTCTATAATATCTCCAACCTTACCTGACTTAGATATATTAACGAAGTCATACTTTTCATTATACCCATACTCCCATGAAGAAGCTTTATTCTTTCGTGATAAAACTCCCTTAGGAATATAATCTTGTATAAGAGTATATAATTTATTTTGATCTTCTTTCTGCAAATCCTTGTTTTGTTTGTGTTTTATCTGCACCCCTGCTTGCAATCTCTAAACTTTCTTCTTCAGAGTCTATTCTGTTTAATATTTCAAAGGCATCAAAGATGGCTAGCTTTTTAGTCGCCGCAGCATTTTTTAATCTATCTGCAGCCAACTCATCTTCAGGGTCAGGTTTTATAATTTCTTCTTTAGCAACTTTAATCAACTGCCTCACAGCCTTCCTCCCCGCTTTTATAATTTCTAGTTTTATTTCTTTTGAGTTCATTACGATTGTATTTTTTTTTATTCTTATAAATGATAGGTCTTGTATGTTTCCATACTTCTTTTATATTTATCTTTTTCCATTCTAGCTTCATAGAACAACAGGAATTTGGTGGTCGTATATTCTGTAAAGTAACTCTCCATCTACCTGAAATTCATATTCCATATTAGGATTAAACATAACTCTATCACCTTTCTTTACTCCTTGTTTTTTTAAATACTCATTAGGGTATTTCATCTCACCCACCAATGGTTCAAACCTAACATTCTTATGTAAATGATAATCCTGTTTAACAGCAATAGGTTTAATAAAACAATACCTATCATAAGGTTTCCATTCACCGTCTTGCTTATAAAGAAAGAATTGTTCGCTATCAATTAAAAAGGTATTCTCTCTAAAGAAACTCCTTCCACTTTTCTGTCTACCATACATGTCATTATAATATTTAAAAACATTATGATGAACCAATAAAGTATCCCCCTTCTTTATAGGGCCTTTATATCTGAGGGGAGTTTCAATTACTATAGCTTCCCTATTAGAAAACTTATGGTCTTCTTCCGAAGAGCTTACTAAAAACTCAACACCTCCTATGTTTTTTTTATTAGCATACCGTTGATTCCCTACCGGTTCTACTAAAAAATCTGTTGGTGATTTCATTCAAAATATATATTATATTCTATAGAGATAGGCATGGTGTCTGTGAACTCTTTCCACAATACAACCTCTCCCTTTTTTTCTATCCAAATACGAATTGACCCACCTTCATTTTTAATTAGGTGTATGGTGTGCGAGCCGTTCAACACCTCTTGCCCTACAATGTAGTGCATTGCCCCTGACTTATAATCAGGTCCTACTGAAATTTTTCTTATATCCATTTTTATAAATTATTATTTATCATATACATTAATTCTATTTCCCAATACCCTTCCCCTG